AGCTGATAAAATTAAATAAAAAGAAAGTGGGGCAACAAGATGACAGAGATAGTTGACGAGGGCATCATGGAAACTACAGTAGATGGTGTGTTGTATACAGTATTTTTTCAAGATGATTATTATAAAATTAAATCGAGTGATGCTACTAATGAGATTTTAGTATTTAAAGTGGGGCAAGAAACAGAAGTTTTAGAGTTTTTAAACAGACCATATAAATTAAAATTAGGAGATAGAAATGCCAACACCTAAAAAAGAAATGGATGACTTTACTATCAGCAGAAATAGTAGAGAAGACTTGCTAAAATATTATTCTCAACATACACCTTTTAGAATTTTAGATAAGGTAAATGAGTTACTTGCATTGAAGGATGTGCCTACCCATTTCAACGATGATCAATATGAGTTGATGTCGAACTTAGTTGATACATTTGTTTTAAAAGCATTGGATATTGCTATCAGAGATATTAAGATAGACATCCAAGAAATCGAAAACGCAGAGTTGTGGAGAAAACTTGAAGAGGAGAATTAAATTATGGATTACTTTAAAATGTTTGCAGAGATAAACATTCCAAAAGAAACTTTGGATTCTATAAAACCAAGTAGACGTAGGTTCTTAAAGCCTACTGCTAAATCTAAACAGAAGAAAGGACAAAGAAATGGCAAGGGATAATCCTGTCTACAGGAAAATTAAATCAGAAGTTTTAAACAATCCAAAAACTAACGGATGGAAAAGCACAGACTTAAAGCACGTAGCAGGTGTGAGGACTGCCTCACTCAGACACGTTTGTGATCAATTAGTTGATGAGGGTATTCTTGTTAAAAAACATTTAGAGAACACAAAGAAAGGAGAGTGTAGGATAATTTATTTTAGAACCCCTGAAAATGGAAGTGACATTTATGGGGTAGGTATGGCTAATAAAATAAATGCACATAATATCTTTGCATAAAAAAACCCCCATAATCCTGGATGTATAGGATTCAACCAGGTATGGGGGTAAAGGAACAAAACGAAACTACAATAGAAGTTTAACACATAAAGAAAAGGAATTGTTATGCCATTATTTCAAGTTGTTAGAAAAGAAATTTATGAAAAGACTTATACAGTAGAGGCTACTGATGAGGATGAGGCTGTAGACTTTGTCCATGATGACCCTGATGGTACTTGTAGTAGTGCAGTTACATTAGAAGAAACCGACCTTGAGTCTAGTGAAATACAACAAGTTGAAAAAATAAGTTGACAAGTATTTTATTTATGTACTACAGTTATAACAGTTAATTTAAACAGTTCATTTTATAGGAGATTTATCGTGAACACATATACCAACGCATTACTAGAGCAGTTCCCTGAGAAGTTAAACTTTAAGCCATTGAAAAATCCATTTCTCAATGTTCATAATCACAACAGAGTAGTAGATGGTTTGTTTAATGTTATACATCCTGAGACTAAAAAACATCTTAAGGTTGTAGGAACAGACCATACACCTGAGAATTTTTATACAGCTTACGAGAGTTGCATAAAAGACTTAGACAGATCAGGCATAGTTGATATGTCACAAGTCAAAGTTAAGTTCAGATCATTTAATGGACTCAAGGTAATGGAAGCCAAGATTATTCTTGGAGAAGAGAATACTTGGGCTAGTACTCAGCTAGGAGAAAAGTTGTATGATCAGATTGAGTTAAGAGATTCACATGATCAGAGTCAACGTAGGACATCCATCGTAGGTACTGTCAGGAAAGCCTGTGAGAATGGTATGACAAGTTTTTCAAACAGATCTGTCCAAAGAAGAAAGCATACAGTAGGAGATGATGCTAGTTACTTTGGTAGGATGATGGCACAAGCTACCGACAATCTCAAGGCAGACATTGAGGTACTCAAGAAATTACAAGACACTCATTGTGGACATAGAAAGTCTATGGATTTTATTGAGAAAACATTTAAGCCTAACAAGGGTGACATGGCTAGGATTGAAGCTATCTATGCACATTACAGAAACCTTAATCACACTCAATACAGGTTGTATAACGTGTTGACTCACATGAGATCACATGGATTGACTACCGATACTAGTGTTTCATTACAAGAGTACAAGTCTGTTCATGGTAGGAGTGGCAGTAATAGTTTCAATACTAGTGTTACCTTTGAGGATAAGGTTACTAATGTTATACAAAAAGACTTCATGCAGTTGTGTGGAGTCTAAGTATGGCTAAGAGAAATCCTGTTGTTCAGGATCAACTAAAAAATCCTAACAGATCCAACAAGGTGCATGGAGATAAATTCAAAAACCTAGTTGATAAACTTAAAACTAAAGAGGGCTACGATGAATTTCGTAGACCCTCTAACACACATTGTGGAGGACGAGGATGATCAGAGCAAACACCTATACAGGCTATATGTTTCCAATACTAATATCTTTGATAGAGTCTATCCCTGAAAATCTCAGGGGTGGACACCCACAAAACTATCATGTGGTTTACACAACTGTTTGCCAATACTTAAAAGTAGAAACAGTTGTTCGCAGATACTTTTCAGACTACAGAGAAGCTAAAGATTTTCTTAAAAAAGTTCAAAGGGAGAGTAAATACTAATGAAATTACTACTATGGGGTTCTATATTTTTCTTATCAACATTTTTTTTACCATTTATTTTATAGGAGATTTTACTAATGGTTAATATCGACATTGCTTTATATCATCAATTCACTTACAAGGATGGGCAAATGCCCCCAACTCCTAGGGTAGTATCAGAAAAAGATACAGTTATAAAGATATATGAGGACAGCTCTACATATGTATACTGCATACCTTTTGAGTTAGAGGACTCAATTTCTTCGAGCCTTACAAATTTGTTAGCAGATTTTAGTGAGTCAGCTACTTATAGAAAGCAGACGGCTGAAGAGATGGGAGACTATCAACTGACTATGAAATATAGACTACCTCGATAAAGGAAAAGCTATGAATTTTAATGACAGCCATGATTTTCTTGAGTACCATTATGAGAAATATTTTCAGCAATGGAAGTATGATAATTGGATTACCATTATGTCAAAAGATAGCATGGAAATTTTTAGATTATTTACAGATTATATTTTTGATAGATATGAGTAAGCCAACTTACAAATGGAATAGTGACAGGTCAAGAGGGTGTGAGATTCATGCATCCTCTGACAACACTTTTAAAATATATTTTTATACAGGTAACACATCCGAACCTGAAAGCTGCATCCCAAGGGTAGCCTATGGGAAAAAGTTTGCAGACAGGATGGTTGATTATCATTTATGCAAGGGAGCAAGTTAATGCCTAGAAAAAAACCAACTACTGTAGGTATGGTAGTAGAAGATTACATTAAGTCTTTATCCTATGACAAACTATCGGACAACACTCAAAGAGATTACACTTACTTTATCTCTATATGTTGTGGTGCAAGTCCACATGGTACAGATTTATATGATCACAAGGTCAGGACTTTGACTACACCTATGGTGCAAAAAGCTTATAACGAATGGGCTAAACGTGGTGTGCCTACAGCCAATCACACTCGATCTGTTATGAGTAGAGTATTTAACTACGGAATAAAGGTAGGACTATGTATGCACAATCCATTTACTCACATAGAAAAGTTATCTCATAGGACTAGACAAGAGGTATGGACACAAGAACAGATTAAACAATTCCTGGATACTGCATACTCCAAGTTTGAGTGGAGATCAGTAGGACTTATAGTTCATATGGCATACACATGGTGTCAGAGGCTAGGGGATATGACTAACTTAAAGTTTGATAACTATTCTTTTGAGGATCAAGTATTAAAACTAGAACAGTCAAAACGTAGGGCAAGAGTTGAGTTACCTACACCTGACTCACTACATAAGATACTTGTGCAGCAGCACAAAGACATGGGGTTTCAGCCTTACATAGCACCTCGAATAGCATATGGAAAAATCCAGGAGAAACCTTACGACAAAGTTATGTTAGGTACTATAGCTAGGAACATTCGTAATAAGGCAGAACTACCTGACAACCTGTGGATCATGGACATGAGAAGGACAGGCACTACTGAGATGGTTGAGGCTAGTGTACCTTTGCCACAGATCATGTCAGTTACAGGTCATGCTAATGCTCAGTCTTTAAAACCTTATATGAAAAACACATTGACATCTTCTTCAGAAGCCTATAGACTCCGTACTGCAACAGGCAAAGGTGATATACTGTGAACATACTTAGTTATGTAGAGGACTTAGACTTATCAGATGGACAAAAGCATAGAGGTAAATGTCCTGAGTGTGGTAGGTCAAATACTTTTACAGCTACTAATCAGATGGGTAAGCTAGTATGGAACTGCTATGCAAATAGTTGTTCACTCTCAGGTGCTAAGAACATACCAATGTCGGTAGATGAAATAAGGAAACGTATGAAAGAGTTTAAAATAGATACTGATAATAAGACTGTAAATGTAAAACTACCTGAAGTATTCTCTCTACCTGAATGGGTAAAACCTTACACCCCCTATGACTCTGACTTAGATGATTCACCCAAAGCAATAGTAGATAAATTTTGCGAGAGGTATGGACTGTGGGCAGAAGACTTAGAATTACACTATGATATTAAAGAAAGTAGAATTGTTTTCCCTGTACAGGATGATGGTAAATTAGTGGATGCCGTAGGCAGATCCATTGAAGATGGAGTTGTACCTAAATGGAAAAGATATGGCACATATGCTGAAGGTTTTATTAGGGGTCAACATCAACTAGCAATAGTAGTTGAGGACGTTGTGAGTGCTTGTGTGATTGAGACTTTAGGAGCAACAGGTGTGGCCATATTAGGAACTACACTTAATGCAAATCACATAGAGGCTCTTAGAGGTTTTAAAAGAGTTATAGTTGCACTTGATCCTGATGCAGCAGAAAAGACTATTGCTTACACTAAAATGCTAAAATCAAATGGAGTTCAAGCATTAGCTTTAAAATTACTTGATGATATTAAGTATAGGAGAGAAGAGGATATCGCATTTATAACAAATACAATAAAGGAATTTAATGGAACATTCACTACTAAAGAGTTTACTGTCTAAGGATTTTTATGAGAGTACTAAAAATCTTTGCACAAGTAATTTATTCACTAAGGATTTAAGAAAGATTAAACAGGTAGTTGATAATGCAATGTCTGATTATCAACGTGACCTACAGCTAGACGAGGTTAAAGGTTTATTCTTTACATCTAATCCAACACTAACTACATCTCAAAAGCAACAGTTTAATTTATATTTTAAGCAGATAGAATGTGGGAGAGGTTGTAGCTAATCTAGGATTTCAATATGTTAATGGGGATCAGACAACACTTGAACCTTTGAAAAATATTATTGAGAGTTACCAAGATAATTTTATGCCCTCTGTTAAGACAGACTTTGTGGACAATAGTGTTGAGGGTTTGATAGCTAGTGCTAGTAGTAGTAACAAGTGGCAGTTCAACATCCCCTCTTTGTTTCAAGGTGTGAATGGACTTGACAATGGGATGCTGTTTGTCATAGGTGCTAGATCAAATGTAGGTAAGTCTAGTTTCCATGCGACTCTTTGTGCTAGTCCAAATGGTTGGGCTAGTCAGGGTGCTAGGATTCTTATCTTATGTAATGAGGAAAAGCCTGAGAGAATAGCATCAAGATATATGACAGCCTGTACAGGTATGACTATGAAACAAATTATCAA